AGGATTGCTTTCGCACTCTTCACAAATACATCTATTACCATGGGGGTCTGTTGTACCACAGCGAACCATAGTTTCTCTGTATTGCATCGAGTCCCCTATTTCTGTCATGTAAATGACTTCATTTTCGCATCTCATTTTGCCTCCTCGTCTCTGCCCCACTTACTGGCCTTTTCTCTTTTATCGAGCTTCTCAGCTTTCTCAAGCTCCCTTAAAACCATCATAAACTCAATGTCATCAATTGGCTCACTTAATGGCTTCGAGAAAAAGGCCTTTGTATTTTTAAAATTATCTTTCATAAATCCTCCATTGTTTTAGTAGTGAAAATAACATTGTATCCAACCTGCTCGACTATCTTGAGCTCAGTCTTATCAAATGTCTTTTTGCCAGTCAGTTTCAAGAATGTCTGGGCTCTATCATTGGCTGGATAGTACAACTCCTTGCCATAAACATTACGGGCCTCAACTTTAAAGTCAAAGCTCCAGTTATTCTCTGGGTCGAGAATCTTACGATTATTCTTGAGAGTATCAAGCATAACTTTTTGTCTTCCATAAGGTATATATTCCATTTTGTAGCTCCAAAAAATGGCCCAGTTTTTAGGCTGGGCCGGTTAGGTTAATTTACTAGGTTGGCTTCAATCTCTGATATCTTCTCATCATCATCGAACCACCCTTGACCGCCCTCTTTTCTTAGGTACTCGACAAACTCTTCCGGAGAGACTGAAAGATAGTCAAGGATGCCTTCTAATTGCCAATCTGTATCAATCCAATCATTAGCAACTAAAGTGCCCACAATATCAATATTTGCTAGTTGCATTGCCTTGTTTCTCTCGTGCCTAATCCTGTCTTGTACATTGTCGATGGCTTCGTCCAGAGCCTCTCTTTTGAGTGGAGCCTCAATAGCTCCTAAAATGTCATTTTGAATGTTTATTCTAGTGACTCTATTGGCCTTCTGGCCTTCAGTTAAATTATTCATACTGCCTCCTCTTGGAATGATGGTTGAAGTTGTCTCTGGTTGTACTTCTCTTCCCAGTCTGGGTCCAGCAGTCCTGCCTTCACCTCAACTGCTGGCCAGTAACCGGCCTTGTGTTGGAAGTCCTCAATTGCTTGAGTGTACTCCGGAAAGAAGTAATCTAATACCTCTCTGTTTCTTGTGTCGCTCTTAGCTATAGCATCAGCCAATTCCATTGCTGGGCCTTTAAGAACTCGGTATTGCCAATCAACCAGAAATGCCTCGCCCTTGCTTAGATTTTCATATTGGATACTCATATTATTGCTCCTCTAGATTAAGGTCCGTATAGCCAAAGAATTCAGCCATAGGGTCCGTCGTGTTACCTATATCTTTATAGGCAGTGAATTGGGCACCTAGTCTGTATGCCCTCTTGTATGCAGTCTCTTGGTCCAGTCCAGTGTAGTGCACTAGGCCTTCATCATCTGCTACATACCAATCAGTTGAACTATCATAAATTGTGTGTGTCATCGTGTTTCCTCTGAGTAAAAAAAAGTTTCCTGTGAAGAAAGGCGTAAATCAAGGTGCCCAACAGGTGTTATTTTACTACGGATAATAAAACTCGTGTGGGGTTTGTTATTAAGAAAGTTTATATATAAATACGGGACATATATCCGAGATATAAAACACATATTGGGCATATATTCGCTGTATCCCATATCTTCGCATAATTTATCTTATGTTAACTATGCTATGCAGTTTATCTGGCCTATTTCGCTGACAAAAACACCGTTTAAAACACCCCTTTAAAATCGCATGAATGCGGAGCATTTACCATCCCCTGCCATGCCTCGAATCAGTCCTGCCCTGCTGGAAAGATGTGTGTGTGTATCCCCAGAGAGGCTCTGAAAAGCCGGAAATGTCGAAGAAGGGGGGCACCCTTTTGTGAAATTTTCCTCCACCCACGTCTCTACCCATACATAAAATTATTATTTTTTCAAATACTAGGTTATTACGTAGAAATTCGGGCATAATAATATTCAGTATATGATTTCTATGGTATAATATTGCTTATCAAGTTTTAGATAAAGTAGCTACTATACCTAGAATGGATTACAAAGCAAACATTGAATAAATACTATTAGTATATATTAACTAAATAAACATACTTTGTAATATTCTAGGAATAGAAGCAATCCTATTTCATTTTATGGTATAATACTAACTATGGCAAATAAAGGTAAAATCTCTGTGGACTCAGAAGATGAGATTAGAGAGATAGAGAAAGAATTAGAAGAAGAACTACGCTATGCAGTAGCATCAGCCAAAGGTATAGTACCTGCAGATGCTGTAATTAAGATTGAGCGTAAATTAGGTAGACCTACAGGTGGACTTAGTTCAGAATCTAAGGCAGCCGGTGGTAAAAAGTCTAGAATCAAAAGAGGACAGACATATAAGCCTACAGATGATGACTACTCTAAAGTAGAGGAAATGGTTACTATAGGGTTGGACCAACATACTATTGCTAAAGTTATGGGTATTAGTAATGCCACCCTGACTAAATATTATATGCACAATTTGCTAGTTGGTAAAGACAAACGTACAGCTAGGGTTGCCGGAGTTGCCTATGAAATGGCAGTATCTGGGGAATCTCCTAGTATGACTACCTTTTGGCTAAAAACGCAGGCAGGCTGGAACTCGAAGCACCACGTTGTTGTAGAAGATAGACAGTTTGACATACAATGGGCAGCTAATGAGACGGATATTGCAGATGCCAACCAAGTACAGATACTAAGAACCAAAGACGACAAGGTACACTAACCTGTGTCAGAGGAGAGGAAACCTATAGTAATACCCTATACCCCTAGGGAATTACAAAGACATTTACATACACACTTAGCTAGATTTAATGTTGTTGTATGTCACAGAAGGTTTGGTAAGACTGTATTTGCGGTCAACGAATTAATTAAATCAGCAGTACAAGATATAGGTAGTGGTAAGAGAGCACCAAGATACGCATATATAGCACCCTTATTTAAGCAGGCTAAGACAGTTGCTTGGGATGAATTAAAGCGGCTATGTCGTGTATTTCCTGATATTAAATTCAATGAGGCCGAGCTAAGAGCCGACTTCCTTGGAGCCAGAATACAGTTATATGGGGCCGACAATTATGACACGCTTCGTGGAATTTATTTAGACGGAGTTGTCCTAGACGAATTTGCTCAGATGAACCCTAAAATGTTTTCTGAGGTAGTAAGGCCGGCACTATCAGATAGAAAAGGTTATGCCATATTTATAGGCACGCCACAAGGAAAGAATGATTTTTACGACTTATACCATACCGCACCAGATAAGAAAGGTTGGGCTAGGTTTTTATATAAAGCAAGTGAAACAGGAATATTAGATGATGAAGAATTGGAGCTTGCTAAGCAAGACATGGCTGAGACTGAGTTTGAACAAGAATATGAGTGCTCTTGGTCTGCTGCACTTAGAGGTGCATATTATGCTAAGGAAATTGAAACAGCGTATGATGAGGACAGGGTTGGTAAAGTACCTTATGACCCGGCTAAACAAGTAATAACCGCTTGGGATTTAGGGGTCTCTGACGCAACCTCAATTTGGTTCTGTCAATTTGTAGGTAAGGCTGTACACGTTATAGATTTTTATGAAAACTCAAATGAAGGTTTGCCTCATTATATAGATGTACTAAATAGAAAGGGCTACCATTATGGTGCACACATAGCACCACACGATATAGTAGTTAGAGAATTTTCTACTGGAAAATCAAGAAGAGACCTAGCATATGACTTAGGCATTGACTTCCAAGTAGCACCAAAATTAAAGGTTATGGATGGTATTGATACCACTAGAACTTACCTTAACAAGTGTTGGTTTGATGCAGATAATACTAAAAAGGGATTAGAAGCATTATTACAATACCGCAGTAGTTATGATGATAAGAAGAAAATCTGGAGTCAGAAGCCAGTCCACGATTGGACTTCACATGCCAGCGATGCTTTTAGGTACTTAGCTATAACAGATGTAGTATTTACAGGTAATGATAGTGTCTGGGGAAAGGAACTCCCTAAGACTGATTTAAGTTGGATTGTATAGGAGAAGATATGAATCCCAAATGGTTTGAAAATAAAATATTAGAAATGGCACAGGACATTAAAGACTTGAAAGAAATAATGAAAGCAGTTACTAGTCCTCCTCCGCCTACTAAAGAAACGCAATACCCTATTAATAAAGGTAAATAATTTATGGCTAAAATGACAAAGCGTGAGCTATCTGCCCACCTAGAGCAAGAGATTTCTTCTGCTTTAGGATATAAGGATGGTAAGCTCTCTACCCAACGTGCTGATGCAATGGACCGTTACTATGGTAAGAAGTATGGTAATGAACAAGAAGGTCGTTCTCAGATTGTCACTAGAGATGTAGCAGATGTAATCGAGTGGATTATGCCTAGCCTTATGAAGATATTTACTTCAGGGGATAAGGTAGTACAGTTCGAACCACAGGGTCCGGAAGATGTTGACATGGCTAAGCAGTCTACTGACTACGTTAACTATGTTATAATGCGTCAAAACCCCGGCTTTAGTATTATATACCAGTGGTTTAAGGATGCTCTGTTACAAAAAAATGGTATTGTAAAACACTACTGGGATGATAGTAGTGAGGTATTAAGAGAAGAGTACAAGAACTTAACAGAAGAAGAGTTTACCGCCCTCTTGCTAGATGATGGTGTAGAAGTAAAAGAACACACAGAAAATGGTGGCGAAGAAGATGGTATGTCTCTTCAGCCTCAGCAAGTAACACATGATGTAGTTGTAAACAGAACATATGAGGATGGACAGGTAAGAATAGAAGCTGTACCTCCCGAAGAATTTTTAATTAATAAATATGCTAAGACAATACAGGATGCTCGTTTTGTTGGACATAGAGTAAAGAAAACTAAATCAGAATTATTAGAGCAGGGCTATCCTAAGAGTAAGATAGAGAATGCCTTTAATAATGGCGAAGCAGATTATAAGTCTGAAAGACTTGCTAGATTTAACCATGAACAAGACAATGCACCAGAAGGCGATATAGATGATGGCATCTGGGTTACAGAGTGCTACTTACGAGTAGACTTTGATAATGATGGCATAGCAGAATTAAGAAAAGTAACGAAGGTTGGAGACGAGATTTTAGATAATGAGGCTGTGGATAGTGTTCCCTTCTCCTCCCTTACACCTATCCCAATGCCTCATAAGTTCTATGGTCTGAGTATTTATGACTTAATCTCCGACCTTCAACTAATTAAGACTACCTTAATGCGTAACTTGTTAGACAATATGTATCTAACAAATAATGGGCGTTATGAAGTAGTCGAAGGACAAGCTAATTTAGATGACCTAATGACTTCAAGACCGGGTGGTATTGTAAGAGTAAGGACTCCGGGTGCTGTTAATCCTTTACAGACACCGCAGCTGGACCAGAACTCTTTTAGTATGCTCGGTTACTTGGACAGCATCAGAGAAGAACGTACTGGTGTTAGTAAGCAGTCAATGGGTCTATCTGAAGGTGGCTTAAAGTCACATCAAACTGCTACAGGCGTGGGTCAAGTAATGACCGCAGCACAGCAGAAGATAGAATTGATAGCCAGAATATTTGCTGAAACAGGTATGAAAGACCTAGCAAACTCTGTCTATATGTTAGTACAGAAGTTTGAAAAACCTGAGAAACTTGTTAGATTAAATAATACATGGGTTAATCTTTATCCACATGAGTGGAAAGAAAAGATGGATTGTATTGCACAAGTTGGCTTAGGATTTGGCAATAAAGATATGAATCTTATGCACTTAGGCAGATTGTCGCAAACAATACAAATGATTGCACAACACCCAGCAGCAGGAATGCTACTTAAACCAAAGAATGTATACAACTTGGTAGCTGAGCAAATAAAGGCCATGGGCATGAAGAATGTAGATGACTTTATTACAGACCCCGGTGATGCAGATGTACCTCAGCAAGAGGGACCTTCACCAGAAGAACAAGCTAAGCAACAAGAAGCTCAACTTAAGGCTAAAGAAATAGAAATTAAGATGCAGAAGATTCAACAAGAGTCTCAGTTAAGACAACAAGAAATGCAAATAGATGCTCAAATAGCACAACAGAATCTTGAGCTTAAGTCACAGGAAGCATCCGTTAATATGCAGATTAAAGCACAGGAACTTGAGATTAAGAAAGCAGAGCTTGCACTTAAACAACAAGAACTTGTACTAGAGAGAGAACAGAAAAGGGCTGTTAAAATAGGGAACTAACTATGAGTAAGAAAAGTGAGGAGGTACGCAGAGCAGATGATGCTAGGCAGTTGCTGGATAACCCGTTGTTTCAAGAGGCATTCGCAACAATAAGAAAAGAATTAATTGAACATCTATTGAATACCCGTGTTGCCGAAGAGGTTGAAAGAGATAGATTATATATAACAATCAAAGCGTTAGACTTAGTAGAACAACACATTAAGTCAGTATTTGAAACAGGCAAACTTGCTGAGAAGGAGCAGGATTATTTTAATTAAGTGAGAGGAGTAACCAATGGATTCTGAAGAGAACACCCAAGAAGTTGTAAATGATAATAGAGCAGAAGCAGGTACAACTGCTGATGCTAGTAACAAAATCCTTAGTATGTGGGACTCAGAAGAGCAAACCGCAAGCGAGGTAACCGATGCCCCTGTTGACGAGACAGAGGTAGAGGAAACAGAGGAAGCTGAAGAGGTAGAAGAAGAAGCCCCCGAAGAGGGACAAGCTGAAGAAGAAACCAAAGAAGAGGTAGAAGAAGAAGAGTTTGATGTAGTAGCGGAAGAGGACTTAAAGTATACTATTAAAGTAGACGGGCAGGAATTAGAAGTTGATATAGCTGAACTCAAGAACGGATACCAAAGGCAGGCTGACTATACTCGTAAGTCTCAAGCACTAGCAGAGCAACGTAAAGAAACAGAGAACATTCAATCTGAACGTATGCAACTAGAGCAAGAGAGGCAAATGTACGCAAATGGTTTACAGATGTTGCAAGAGCAACAATCGGCCAAGCTGAATGACTTTAGTAGTGTTGATTGGGAAACCCTTAAACAAGAGGACCCATATCAATATATGATTAAGAAAGACGAGCTTAGGGATGCACAGGAAAAAGTACAAAATGTAGCACAGCAACAACAGCACATTCAACAAGAACAGATGCAACAGCAACAAGCTGCAAAATCAGAGTTCGTTAGAACAGAGTATGCTAGGCTAATAGAGGCTTTACCTGAATGGGAAGATACAAGTTCTACTATCAAAAAAGATATTAGAGATTATGCTTCTACCATAGGTTTTCGACCAGAAGAGATTGACCAGTTAGCAGACCACCGTAGTGTCTTAGTAATTAAGAAAGCTATGGAGTTTGACAAACTAACAAAGAAGGTTGCTCCAAAGAAGAAAGCAGTTAAGAAAGTCCCTAAAGTGCAAAAGTCCGGAAGAGGAAATTCAAACGAAGATGCAGCCGCTGAAGCAGTCAATAAAAAACGTGCAAGGTTAAGGAAGTCGGGTAAGCAAGATGATGCCGCTTCCTTGTTTTTTGATATGCTATAAAGGAGATTCATAATGGCAACAGCTTTTAAAACATATGATGCAACAGCAATCCGCGAGGATTTGTCTGATGTAATATATGACATTTCACCTACAGATACACCATTTATGTCCAGCATTGCTGGCAAGGGTTCAGTATCTAACACTCTATTTGAGTGGCAGACAGAGGCACTTGCTTCTGCTGTAATTAATAACTACCACGTTGAGGGAGCTGACGCAGGAACTGCGGCAACTACTGTAACTGCTCGTGTCACTAACCAAACGCAAATTTCTAAGAAAGTTGTTGAGGTTTCTGGCTCACATGAAGCGGTTAATAACGCTGGTAAGAAATCTGAACTAGCTCACCAGTTAGCGAAGGCTTCTAAAGAACTAAAGAGAGATATGGAAGGTTCACTTCTAGCTAACAACGCAGCTGCTGCAGGTAATGCATCAACTGCTCGTGAAACTCGTGGTGCTGCTCACTTCATAACAACAAACGTAACAGACGCAGGTACTTCAGGTACTCACGCTGCTATGGTTGAAGCTGACATTCTTGCTGCTGCTGAAGCAGTATGGACTGCAGGCGGAGAAGCGTCAACAATCTTACTAGGTGCGACTAACAAGAAGTTAATCACAGCTATGTCAGGACGTGCTGATGCAATTCGTTCAGTATCAGACAATAACACAACAATCCAGAATGCGGTTGATGTGTATGTAAGTGACTTCGGTACTTACAATATTGTTATGGACCGTTTCTGTGACCAAGACTATGTCTACTTCCTAGACCACGATATGTGGTCAGTTGACTACTTACGTGATTTCCAGACAGTGGATATTGCAAGAGCAGGTGATGGTGAGAAGAAGATGCTTTTAGTTGAGTATGGCTTACGCTGTGGCAACGAAGCAGCTAACGCTACTATCAGATACACAACTGGTTAATATAACCTAATAACCCACCCTAGGCAACTGGGGTGGTTTACATTATGAGCTCAGTAATAAAATCAGATATAATAACAAATTTAGATGGAAGCATTACTCTTACTAGTGCACAAGACAATAGAGCACTAAAGAAAATATCAGAGCTAAATGATAAAGAGAAATTCCACAACAGAAACGACCAATACAAAGGTGATTCAGTAATGTCTCACAAAGTAGCAAGCATCCCTATGATTGTAGTAGAACAGATGATGCGAGATGGAACTTGGGGAAACCAAGAGAAGATGAAAGTATGGATGAATGACCCAGCTAATTCTATGTGGAGAACCTCTAAAGGAAAACTATAATGGCACTAAGTACATTTACAGAATTGAAAGACGCAGTAGCTGACTGGCTAGATAGGTCAGACCTGACTGCAAGAATACCAGACTTCATAACATTAGCTGAAGCACGCATAAGCAGGGAGTTAAGGATACGCCCTATGGAAGTAAGAAGTGTAATGGACACAACATCCGGACAGAAATATTTTAACTTACCCGGTGGTTACTTACAGATGCGTAACATTCAACTAAATACAAATCCTACTGCACCTCTTGAGTATATAACACCAGAGATGTTAGACAGATTATATGGTAGTAATACTACTGGTAAGCCAAGAGCTTACACATTAATAGGCGATGAAATACAACTGTCACCAATACCTGATGCAGCCTACGAACTTGAGATGGCTTTCTATGAAAAGTTTACAGCACTCGGTGATGGTACTTCAGGTACAGTCACAAGTAACTGGCTAACTGTAAATGCACCAGACATAATGTTGTATGGCTCACTTATGGAAGCAGAACCTTTTATTAAGAATGATGAAAGGATTCCTGTATGGCTACAAGCATATAGAGATGGTATAGACAAATTACAAAAAGCAGACCAACAGGATAGACACTCTGGCTCAGCTATGAGAGTAAGAAATATTTACTCTGGCGTTGAAGGTAGA